GCGGTGGCCCAAGTTTAATGAGAACCAAAGTTCTCGGACTTATCTGGCGGCGCCAGACATGTCATAATTGAAGCTGCCGTTTTGCATGGATTCCATGATGGCTTCTTCAAATTTCTCAAATTCTTTTGCGCTCATCTGAGCAACTTGGCTTTCGGAAAATCTCATTTTTCCCGTGGGCGCCGGTGCTCTAGATGATGTTCTGCCTACTGCTTCAGCAGCAGACTTTTTATTCGTAGTTTTCCGCTTTCCGGTATCGACTTTATAGAGGTCGATGGCACGGGCGGCCGCTTTTGCATCAGTGTTGTTTTTATACAAAGCGTCCTGAATTAAGGCTGGCTGTAGCGCCACCCAATCGTGAAATTCTGGATCCTGTCTTATATCTGCAAAGTCAGGATGAAAGCTTAACAATTGCTGCTCCGCTTCTTTGCGAGAGAGCTTTGTTTCGAGGTTGCGCAAACCTTCAAGGCGCTTGTCATTTTCCTCTAAAGCTTCGTTCGCCCTTTTGCGAGCAATTGTATCCACGATGCGGGCGACATCGGGATATTTTTTTGACCACTGCTCGATTTCCTCATCAGTTTTTGGAAAACGAATTTGGCCTTTTGCTGCGGTTTCAAGCTGTGCTGCAACCTTAGCCAGTTCTTCATCTTTTTGCTGCAGAAGCTGCTGCGTATGACGTCGAAGATCACCATAACGCTTTTTAAAAGTTTCTTCTTCTGCATCTAAAGGCTGCGCCTCTACTTGCTGCTTTTCAGCAGTCTCAATTACATCTTCTTCAGGCTCTACAGCCCGTCTATATTTTGCCATGTTGGATATTCCTCGGGGGCCGCAATGCGGGTTGCCCATTAATTAAACGATGAATGCAAACTTCTGTTTGGTCATCGTGCCGTATTCCGATGTTTTGCCATAATCATTGGCGAGGTATTCATCGGTTTCCTCAAGAACTGGCTCGACATAATCAGTTTCTATTCCAGCCACTTCAATTTCATTGCCTTCAGGTGTTTCGATTGTCTCTTCGGTTTCTTCTTGTTCGGTATCACCCTCGGCCGAAACTTCGGCGTCCTTAGCGCTTTCGCTATCGGGTTCTTCCGTCTCACGATCCACCTCAACGATCAGACCCATGTCGTACATCGACATCAGCCCCATATCGGCCTCTTGTTGCATTTCCATGATGTGTTTCAGGCCGTGCCATTTCACGGTACGGGCATCCAAAACATATTCGTTTTCAGAGATCATGGCCGTGATGTCATCGGCCACTTCGTTCTCGGTTGACCCAAGCGGTAGTTCTTCACTCATCATCCCGCAGGGCATTCCACCGTGATACATTTTAGGCATTTCATCGGTTTTTGCTTTTTGCATGGCTTCACCTTTTACTTTCTCGTAGGCACTCACAGTTCCATCTTCATTCAGATCGGCAGCACTGCGATCCAATTGGAAAGCTTTGTCTGCCATCAGTGCGCCTTCTTCGGTTTTGATACCTTTGCGAGCTTCGGAATTTGTTGGCATTACTTTGCTCCAGCACGAACTTCGTCAGCGAGCGTGAGCAATCTGCGCAACTCAGCTAAAGCGCCTTGCCCTTCACGAAACCGCTCTGCATTGAGGGTGTGCTCCAGTTGATCCCTTCGGATTTCTATTCGAGCTTTTGCGTAATTCTCCAACAATTTCATTGCAGATTTGTCATTTACTAGAGGCAGCAGAGTGCGAAAAAATTCTTTTTCCATTAGTTCGGTAACATTCCTGTATTGCCCTGCGCTTGAGGTGGTAAATTGCCACCATTTGCGCCCCCGCCGGCACCGGTAAATCCGTCTGTTCCGGGCTCTGGAGCGTTTCCTGGCCCGATGTTGCCACCACCACTGCCGGTTGGATCTTCGACGCTTGGAGCGCCGCCCTGGGGCTGCTGTGGAGCGCCTTGAGGCTGTGGCGCCATGCTTTGAATTTCAGCCATCATTTTGGCCTGTATTACGGCTTCTCTTGGGTCGTTTAAGATCTTGTCTTCGTCTAAATCCATCGACGCAGCAATCTCACGCAGAATGTAATCATACTTCACAAATGGCTGCATGGCAGGGTTCTGCGCCATCTGCATAAACTGGATCAAACGCTGACTGCGGATCTCATTACGCATGAGGCTTTCAGTGCCCCGGGCACGAACCTCTAAATCACCTTTTGTGTACTCTTCATCAAAATTAAACTGCATGTTGAAAGCGAACAGAGCCTTGCCCAGCGGCGCCAACAAATAGTCGTCAATATTACGAACCACGGCTTTAATATTTTGAGCACTAGCGCCTAGCATCATGCTCATGCCTGAAGCAGTACGCCCGATGCCGCCTACTGCGCCTGAGCCGTGGGAATACGAGGGAATGCCGGTAGATTCATCCGCTAACTGACGGACTTTGTCGAACATCATCAAATTCTCTTGAGAAGTGTTCTTCGGTGATGTGGAAAAGATGCTTTGACCAGGCGCCCCCGCCATTCTGCGAAAGATTTTGCCGGGGTATATGGTCATGTCTTGCCCGGGCGTGAGATTGGTTTCATCAATCTCAAAAATTAGGTTGCCGCTTAATGCAGCATTGTCCACCGCCATCCGGATAAAGCCATTAGCGAGCAGTTGGGAATCTTCCATATTTTCGGCCACGCCAATGCCAAAAAGCGAGTATGGATTAAGCTCGTAAGGCACGGCACAATATGGAACCCTCGTTGGGGTGAACGGGTTGAGCACAAGCCGCAAAATTTGCCCAGCGCAAACCCAGATATTGACCTGAATTTGATCTTGATCTTCCAACTCAGGCGGGATTTCAAAATCAGCTTCGTCTGCTAATTCTGCATCCAAAACGCCCCAGTATTCCAAAACCTCGTAGCGATCGATGCTATCAACGAGGCCACTTTCATCTAAACTGTCTTCCCAATACTGCCGCACGTAATTTGTGCCGTAATCGATGGCTAATTCGATGCTTTCATCTCTGAAATGAGGGCGGCGTTTCAGCGCTCGCATCTGAGTACGGTTTAAACGGTGACGTTGGATCGTGAACTCTGCCTCAGACATATTTCGGGCATCTGGATCAGGATAAAAATCCCAAATACTCACGTATTCGACCTTTGGAATTGTTTCCATGGTCGGAGTGTAATTACCCTCACTATCCCAGTTCGGATATTCTTTATCGAAGGCAAAAGGGCCTTTCATAATGCCAGTACCGAACAGACTGCACTCGAAAGCCACGGATCTGAGATGTTTCGACGCCTGAGTTTCTTCAAGCTGGTCTTGCATCTTCCGTTCCATCAACTGAGCGGCTCTTTTTGCGGGCTCAAATGTGATTGATGATTGCGTTATTCCAGCGCCAAGCTCCAAACTGTCTTCAACAGGCTGTAGCCGCTCTTTGTATACGCCCAAATCCTTTGCAATTTCAGGCCGAGCAATTGTGCGAGGAACTTTATAATCAGTACCGGTCTTTTCTTGGACTTTTTCGTCTGAAAGTGCCTCTGGATCGTAATTTACGGCATCTGCAACGTTTGCCGGGAAATTTCGGGGCTCAATACTAATCGGAAACTTGGAGCCGGCGTACAAAACATCAACGATTTGTGCAAAAGCGGCCAAAACCTTCGTCTTGGTGATCTTGATGAATGCTTTGGACTTCTCAGTATCGGTAAATTGCAATTCAGGGCCATAAACACCCCGATAATTGCGATACGCCGTTAGCCAACGCTCTTCTTCCGTCTGCCGAGCGTCCTTGGACTTACGAAATTGATCTTCAACAAAGGCAGCAACACCAGAATATTGAAGATTTTCCTCTTCTACATCTCCATCCTCTGCCAAAGCCACCACTGCTTGCGCCTCTGTGGTGTCCTCTGGATCAAGATCTGAAGGTTTTTGCATTAAGGCCATAAATTAATATCCGAATATTGAATCTGCGGGGCGATAAGTCGGCTGCGTGAAGCTAATATCAAAAGGTGATTGCGTCTGAGGCCGGCTCATGATGCCGTAGCGGATCGAGTCATAAGCGTGATCGCTCGCATATCGTGGATCAATGTCATCTGTGCCCCTTGGATCGGACGGAATGACAGGTAGATCAGAGATTATTTGTCTACAGGTATCGAAGAATACGATGCCGGCTTTTTCAGTCACATCATCAACTTTCAAAAGCTCATGTAAGCGGTTTTTTCCAGCTACTCTGGTTCCTGCACTTCGATCAGACGGGCGCCAGCGCAAACCTTCTAAAATCATCTCTTCAGCTATGCTGGGGCCGGTAGAACCACGGCGGTGCCAGCAGGAACTGTCCAGAATGCCGTAGGGAACTCGATCGCCTTCTTCTGCTTGAATAATTGCTTTGGCGAGGTCACGGCCAGTATGCTTGCTGACATACATTTCCCGATAAACGTAAAGGGTGCCGTAGGCTGGATCGATCGCAAACCAATGCACGGCCGAGAAACTTGAATACCCGTAATCAGCGCTGCGGAACCTTTTCCAATCCGGGGGAATGTCGAAAGGTTTGGTTGTGTGATCTTTAAGGCGAAACTCTGAAAACGCAGCGCCATCAGTTACCGACCAATCACCCTCTAAAAGCTGGCGTCTTTGGTTTTCTGGCAGCGACAGCAGGTTGGCTTCATAGATGCCATCGTTCGCCAAATATGGATTGTCCGAAAGCTTAGATGGAATAAAGCGCCGCATAAATAGCGGCTGACCTGCTAATTTGTGGTCAGGCGGGTAAACCAGATCTTTGCCTGTCTCCAAATCTTTTGCAGCGAAAGGCGTGTTAGGCGGGGCTGGTTCGATAAACGTTTTACGAACCCAGTTCATTCCAGGCCCGCCCGGGTTGGTAGTCGCACGGACGCAAAGAGGCAGAGTTGGATCTGTAGTCCGAAGCCGTGAGCGCATATATGAAAATGCGAAATCTGTAGGGTGTTGGGTTAATTCATCCCAACCAATCCAGCTAAACGCTTGACCCTGATAACGCAGAACATCTTCAGGTCGCTCAAGGTAGGTCAGCCAAAGCCTAGCGCCGCTAGGAAACGTCCACTGGCTCGCCTTCGCCGACCATTTCGCTCCCTTGTACGCTTGCGGATACAGCTTCTGTGTGGCCCACTGGATTTCTCTGAGTTCATCAACGGTTCGCCGCAAAAGCAGACCATTGAAGTTTCCGTTTCCAAAATATCGGAGAGGGTCTGCGATGAGGCTGTAGGTTTTTGAACCCCCCGCTGCCCCACCGAATAAGACTTCCCGCTCCGGTGCCGCCAAAAACTCGGTTTGCGGGCCAGGGAGCGGCTCGAAAACAACGTCTTGTGATGCGAATTTCTGTTGAACGACATTAAAGTCTAGATCATCCGAGACATTCTTTGGTGCTGCATCCTTGCCTTCGAGTTTGGAGAGCTTTTTTTCGGTCATTGTCAGAACACGCTTGGCATCTGACTTCTTCCGTTTTGCTGCAGCTATTTTCTTGGCTTCTTTGCCTTTAGGTGCAGCTTTCTTTCGGTCTTTAATTCGCTGTTTTAATAATTTGGATGGGTTGTCTGAATCGGGGCCTCGATGAGCCATCCAGATATTTACGATGCCTTGGTGAGAAATCTTTTTGCCAGTTTTTTCCACCAGCCACGCCGCAACCCTTCGAGTGCTGTTGCCTTGATCAAGATGATCAAGAGCAGTTTCCACCCACCTAACAACTTCAGGGTCGGGGATAAGAACCAGTGGATCGCTTTCACTAACGGCATATCCGTAGGCTACTT